CCTCCTGCTTGCACAGGACATTCAAATAAAGATGAATATCACCTTTGACATCTCGTGATTTTGATTTACGCTCTTGTTTTGGGAACGAACTAGATGAGCCAACAGCAATGGCATAAGGCCCAGCTGTCTCATCCAGTTCAGTGGTCTGGAGGACCACCTCAAGAGGTGTTCACGAACACAAATCATTGGTTAGATGATTACACTGCGGCATTAGCAGACCTATCCTTTAATGATCCCGTTTCTATCATTAGCCCGTGAATCCATTGTTAGGTGGTGGTTAATTGAATACAGGATGATATGATCAAACCTCACACAAGCAGGGACGGTGTCAACATAGCTAGTGGATGGTGGACCATTACCTGTTACTCAATCACCTGACTTTGGCGAATAAATGAAGAAATGGAAACAATGCCGGCCCGGTCGGAAACTCACTAAATGAGAATGTTTCCGAGCCAATCTGTGGGAAGTAGCGACGATCAGACGCTTTTTGGATACCATAACTTTTGCCGGTCTTGTTTTTGGGGATTATTATTTATTTTATGACCAGCTGGCGACTAGTAGAGGTTGGGATGTCACGCCCATTTGATTATATTAACCTTGGAAGAAAAGATGACTCACGAGCTAGCTACCAGCTTGCGAACCCAAAGTCCATAATTGACAGCCGCGATGGCAGCAATGCTGGAAATTGGGCCGCTTTTGGCGGCAGCGGAGGCTAGATCAGGGTATAGTCTCCATGATGTTCCGTCGTAAGCACTATAAAGTATAGCACCCTCGAGATAATCATAGAGATTTGATACAGCATTGACGAAACATCCTGTGAGTTGATTATTGAGTACGTATTCGACTATTTTAACTCCTCCTGATGTCCAGGCTGGATTGGTGGCGATTATTCCACCAGCTGCAGCCGTCAAGGAGGCAGAGGAAGCAGAGTACTGCTCACCTGCATAGCCATACTCCAACTCAGGGTACATGAATGTTATGTCGTATTCTATCGCTAATATGCCTAGGGAAGTAATTGGTCCATCACAAAGAACGGCAGCTTTTGCTTGTGATAACAAAGCTCGCTCAATTGAAGGTTTCTCAGTGCAAAGGTATGAAGTCTGATCAGAAGGAGCTCGATTGAACTCTACTGCCAAAGGACTCCACGCCGGACCAGCAATTGCGGCAAAGTGGGTTAAGCAATTCGCCACCGAAGTGACTACATTATCATAAATTTCCGGTTCAACATAAATACCGACCATACCTGAAATTGATGAGGCAACAGAGGGCACGTATATCAACCGGATTTTATCATAACGATACTTCTCGTATGTTTTGGCTAATAGCGATAATCTAGAGCTGTTCCAGCAAGCTGGATTCAGGTCAAAGACTCCGAAGACTTGACTGGTGCCACCACCATATTTCAGAGGTCCGAGTATATCCCTACCTCTAATCCTTATCTGGCCAGTGTTGCCGATAGAGGAAATGTTATAGGTGGAAGGGGGTAACATAACGGACATGTTTTGTGGGACACCAACGCCAACTAACTGACTGTTAGCTTGACCTCGTTTGTTCTTGTTTGTTTTCTTCTTATTTTGCCGGGGGGTCCGGACTTGTTGTTGTTGTTTGTTTGTCATGTTGTATTGGATCCCAGACACAACTAAACTGGGACTGTACATCGTAATTAACCTCTCCAAAGGCCGGATCCGTGCAGTCTCTTGGCATTCTGTTTAGCACGAAAATGATCGTTTTGGTCCATTTAATAACTACGACCCAATTCTATGAACGCCATTCGGGATAAGGAAATTCCAAAAACCAATGGTCATTGACTCCACCACCTGCGGTGTGGTTGAGTGAAAATTTCCAATCCTTCAGGCGCGTTTCAATCTCACGCTGACGCGTAGCACTTAACCCAAAAGCAAGCTTGAAACTTTCTCGCGTTTGGTTCGAAACAGGTATGGCCTCGACATCACTCACCTTAGTGATCAGGTGTTGCATACGATAAGACAGTGACTCTGAGGAAAGATACTTCCCTCTTCGCCTTTGTCGTCGTGTCAACGCTTTGTCACAAGATTCAATGATCCGATGGCAATATTCTTGTAGTATGGGCACTCCCCTGGCTAGCCAAGCTTCACAAGTCGCAGTTGTTAGCAACCGTTTCACATATGAAGGATAGTTGTCAGGCTTGTGGGTGTAACCAAGCTTGCTAATTATCTTGAAGGGATTCCGAATCATAGTCCAAACGTTATCGACCAGAACAGGTTTGGATTGACAAAAATCTATCTCCTCAAATATTGTCGGGCGGCATTCGACACCCATGACAAAACCCAAAGGTCTAAAATAATCATCAATTTCTTCCTGTGTGATGCGCGGACCATCATAGAAACAAACGGAATCATCTCCATCAATGATGACGCAAAACCGACGTTCAAGTTTGCGGAAAAAGGAGCACAGTAAGCAAGCCATTATGATACAATTACCACCAGCGGTGTTTGCATCTCCTGACATCCTTCCTCCTTTAACAACATACTTGACAACCCCAGTTTTCCTGACTACTGACCCACTATTGCGCAGCTGCATGTTCAAAAGTTTCTTAAGCTCTGGATCTTTATTGGCAGTAGTCCAGAACTTATGTTCAATCTTAAGAACACCAGGATTGCAATGAGCATCAAATCTAGTGGCATCTAAACAAATCATGTTTTCGTAACCTCTATCAAAGTGCTCGCGTAGAGCAGTAGCTTTCTCCCATTGATTTAGATTCTTAGCGAAGATCTGTCCCGGACATAGCCCCGGAACATCTCTAAGCCCATATAACCTGTGTTCAGGCCCTTTGATCATTGAAGCGAGCTTAAGTGTATACTCGAATGACCTGAACTGAATCGCACGACAATCAGGGAAGGGTTTGTGAGATTGTAAGCGGTAAGCCTCCATTTTAACAAACATACTTATCCTGCTGTCGCGATGCGTCACCAAATGATCTCGTTGCATCAAATGGCGGTGAGCGCGCTCATAGCGTGCGCGTTTTGAGGATCCGTAATGACGATAAACACTAGAGTAACTTTGTGTTTCCGCCCTACATTCACTTGCGAGAATAGTAGCAACCTCCTCAAGAGGAGACATTTTACTTTTATCGTAAGCTGGTACATGTTTACCAACCCGCCCATATAGAGCACTAAATATGTTGTGCCAACATGGAGCAGGGTAGAACCAAATCCAATCATCTCTAATGTTTAAGAAATTAAACCTTGGAGCGACTAGATAAGTACCACGGTATCCGCATCTCGAGTGTAGAAGCTCGTCCCCACTTGTTATGATCATTTGAGAACCTGCGCAACTCTTCGTACAAAGGTGCACCATCGGTTGATGTCGATCATAACAGAGGAGGGGTCTGACTGCCACACTCGCTCATTCGATAGGTGGAAGTCGAGCCGAGGATCCCCGCTGGACAAAGAAATGCCCGATCCTCAGACTGACTCGCTTCCAAAAGGGTAACCGAACCGTGTTACTCTCGATGAGCATCTGCTCGTGCCACATAGGGCGGTAAGTTAAGATCCGATTTTGATCACGCTCGGCGATTATGGCGGCTACATCGCTGTTACCAATATTAATAGTCTTCGCGAGCCAGGGCATAACCAGAGAGTAACCCATATCAGGATCCAACTTAATTGCAGAATCATCACTCATGATGATAGTGCAACCATCCCGTTTGTGACGAGCTATCAACTCATCCCTTATTTCCTTGAGAACCCCGCGAGTGGCGCGGAATTCAGGTTCGTACAATCTCCTACAAGCGAAGTCCCATAGACTGCAACCTACAACAGTTCTACGCTTAATGGGTCTGCCATGCCCACGCGTACCCCTGCGAGTCCGTCTTGTTATTCTACCTGTAGAATTTTCGTCTTCTGCATCACTTGAAGACGAGGGATCTATGTAATAACCCCTTACTTGTCCCGTAGGACCGCCACTATTAGGCGAGGTAGTGACCACTCCACTACCATTCGATCGATTGCTTACTCGACTAACCAATTTCTTGATCAAAGTAAAACCACTAAATTTGTGCAATACTAATGGAGCGAGTGAGGAAAGAATGATCAGTTGTATTCCCCAACCCCCGGACATGGTTTTAAATACCATAAACGAGTATAAAATAAGTGTTGTAACTTTTAAC